AAAGCTAGAGTTATCTTAGGATAACTTGGGTACCTGATTACTTTATCGCGTCTTCTTAAATCGCATTTTCTTTAAAGACAAACTGCCCCATCCCAAAAATTTCCGCGCCTGCTAAATGTCCCAGGTATTCCCCGCGAAACCTCCCAGATTAACGTGGGATAATTACTCCCATGATATAAAAGGCGTTGCAAATCAACAGCTTATCCATTATCGACAGCTTTTTTCGGATTCCTGCGCCTTTTTTTGCCCCCCGTGGGGTTTTTAATGGTTTTAATTCAAAAATGCCGTTAAACCCCTTTGTTGTTGTTGTTATTGTTGAACTCTTTTAAAGGAGGCTGAATTTTGAAAATAACTATAAGAAAGGACTTTGAGACTTGTGGAAACTTCCACGTTCTACCTGAGTTAGACATACAGTTCGACACCGAAATCAAAAAGATAAACTACGTTCGTCTAGCCTTCTTGACGCATGAACTATGGCTAGAGTTTTACTAACACTAACCCCCCTAGATAAGACGAGGTAATTCAAGTAAACATGAAGAGAGATTGGGAATCTTACGCAGTATTTTTTTTATTAGTAATCTCAATAGGTACTGCATATAGCCAAGCACAAGAATGGCTTATTTAATGACATATATATATAAAAGGAAAAACCAATGGGACTTGAGAACAGTGGTATATCAACTGGTAAGTACATAGGCGACCTAAATAGTGGAAACCCTGCCGCCACTGATCCTATCGCTCAGGCTGATGAACACATGCGTTATATAAAAGGGGTTCTCAAGAATAGTTTTACTGGGGTTACTGGCGAGGTATCAGTAACGCATACACAGATAAATAATAAGTGTGTTGAGCCTGTGTCTGCCATTACGTCTGACGGTGCAAACCCCGCAGTAGTCTCTCTTGGTGCAAACGTCACTCAGGCTATCATGCAGACTGCCTTGGGTTTAACCCCCACGGCACTGATAGCCACTACAGATACTAATGGGGATGTTACCCCTAGTATCACCACTGGTGTAACTGCTACCGAGGTGTGGGACTTAATAAAAGTTGAAGCATTCAAAACTATTTACCCTCTGAACTCCATATATATCTCTTTAGACAGCACTGATGATGCCTCTGCCCTAAACACTAGATTTGGGGGTACTTGGGAGGCAACTGGTGTAGGCCAAGTTCTTGTGGGTGTTGATCCTGACGATACGGGGACTGACTCTTTTGCCACTGGGGGTACCACTGGGGGTGCTAAGACTACTACGTCTTCTTTAAGTACAACTATTCCGCGAGATGGGTGGGGCAATGAACAAGGTGGCTCAAACCCAAATACTTTAGCTGAACCTACCGTTGCAGGGCGGCTAGTCACTGGTGACGGGAATATAGAAGTCAGTGAGGGATTTGAGTCTTTAGCCCATGCCTCTGGGGATCGTACTTTTACGGGGACAGCAACGACAACTACTGTACAGCCTTTTTTAGTAGTTTATATGTGGAAAAGAACAGCATTATAGGGATCACATTATGGGACAGATTTTGCCAGTAAAAGACTTAGGTACTGTGGGGGTTGTCACAGACATACGTCCTGCCTCTTTACCTATAACAGCCTTTACTAGAGCAAAAAACGTGCGTTTTCACGAAGGAAAAATAAGTCGAAGCCCAGTGTTTAGGCAGATAGATTTACTCCAATACGACCCAAGGTTTGTCTATGCTATACCGTCTAACTCACAGAACAGTTTTTCTTCTGTAGTAGTAGCTACTAAACACTTTTTATTTTACCGATACTCAGGTGATACAAGCATAAACAACATACAAGGCTCAAATATATCTACAGTAACTAGCGATACTGCTGTGTTCACAGCTACAAGCCTTGCCGATGTTTTGTATGTAAATAGAGAAGATCAAACTCCAATTTACATGGCTCACACAGGAACTAACTTTGAGCCTCTACCTAATTTTGGAACAACCGATTCTAACGGTGATCCTGTGGTATGGAAAGCCAAAGCTATTAGAAGCTATGGTGACTTCTTGATTGCCTTAAATATGGATGAGGGGGGAACACAGCATACCTCACGGGTACGCTTTTCCACCCCCGCTCTGTCTAACCAAACCCCCGCCACTTGGGACGAGGGAGACACTACAGCATCCGCAGGGTTCAATGATCTAGTACAAATGAAGACAGGTATTGTTGATGGGTTGGCCTTAGAAAACAAATTTATTATCTACTCTAAAGATCAAGTGTGGTTGATGGAATTTGTTGGGGGGACTTTCATACACAACTTTAGAAAGATATTTAATGATTGTGGGTTAATTAATCAAAATTGTGTTGTAGAGGTCGAGGGACTACATTACGTCTTTTCCAATGATGACATCTATATACACGACACTAATACTCGTCAGAGCATATGCGACCAAAAAGTAAAAAAATATATTTTTGGGGGTATTGACACTTCAAAAACTGATTGTTGCTTTGTACACCACAATCGTGATCTTACAGAAATCATGTTTTGCTATGTGTCAGACGATGACATGGCTGAGTTTTTAAGTACCGATGAATATACATCTTCAGATTACGAGAGAAGATGTAATAGGGCCGCTGTCTATAACTACAAAAGCCAAACATGGTCTTTTATGGACTTGCCTAATGTGTCCTCTGCCACTAATGGTAGAGTGGATAGCTCAGTAACGTATCAAACTGTACCTAACACCGATACCTATAGCGGAATTGGGGGTACATACAATACTCAAGGATCTGGCTACGACACCCACGAAATGTTCGGGGGTTCTAATTTGCCCCACACAGAAAGTTCTAAAAGTATCAGCCAAGCTACTCTGTATGGGTTAGATTTGAGTGGTACTGGGTCATCTTTATCTTCCCCGATTTCTTCTCAAGGAAACCGAAGTCCAGTTTTAGAGCGCACTGGTATTGACTTAGATGAAATCTCCAATGTTAGTGGCTACAAAGTAATAAACAAAATCTTTCCTCAGTTAGAAACTGAAGAATCTAACAAACAGTTCATATTCAGTTTTGGGGCTAGTGATCTTATAAACAGCGATCCTGTTTACGACAATCCAGTAATTTTTGACGCGGGTACTTCGCATAAGATTGACACTAGAGTGTCAGGTAGATACCTGTCTTACAAAATGACTTTAACTGACAATAAAGATTTTAATTTTATTGGCTTCGATTTTGATGTCTTAACAACAGGGAGGCGTTAATTATGACTTCTCCCCTTGTGGGCTACAAAAGAAATCCGTTGCCGTTATTGAAAAACAACAAAAATAACACTCAGCTATTTCCACCTGTAAATCCTTTGTCTATAAACACTACAGCACAAGAGAAATACATAGGAGATGAATTACACAGGCTAGAGAACTCCCTGAGTAAACAGCAAATGCCTCCTATGTCCGTGACTAATTTTAGTGTTACACGGAGCGTTGATGGGACTACCCCAGATTTAGCAACAACAACAAATCTATTACTGACCCTTATCCAAGACCTAAAAGATGCAGGGGTGTTGTCTTGAGTACGGCTATGGGGGAAAGTTTAAAGGCGGTGGTTAGCTCTTTTGAAAGTAAGATAAAAGAAGAAGTAGAATCAGGTAAAAAAAAGTGTGCCATAAATAAAACTTCTCTGCGTCACTTATACACAGACATGAATGAAGACTATGGATGCGGTATGTACACAAGGGAACTTACTGTCCCCGCTAATATATCTTTCACGGGGAAAATACACAGGCAATCACACATGACCTTTCTGATGAAGGGAGAGCTGTTAGTTGTTTCTGAAGAGGGCAAAAAACACATCAAAGCCCCTTACACATGGGTTACACCAAAAGGGGCTAAGAGAGCGTTTTATTCAATTACAGAAACAATACTTACTAATGTTCATTTTACGAAACATTTAGGCGAAGAAAATTTAGACAAAATGGAGGAGGAGGTAATAGCCCCTTCTTTTACATCAATAGGTCTTAGAGAACCAGACTTTAAAATATTATTGGAGAAGTGACATGGGATTTGTAATGGCGGCTGTAGTAGGTGGTGGTCTTGGTGCCATAGGAGGTTACTTAGGTGGAAGACAGGCAAGACAAGGACAAGAAGCCGCCGCCGCCGCACAAATGGAGTCTTTTAGATTTAGTAAGCCTTACATTGAGCGGTCTTATAACAGTGCGGAAGATTATTTAGCTGACTCACAAGGAATGGGGGCTTATGGAGGACAAACATACGCAGGGATGAACCCATATTCCCAGATAGGCAATCAATATATAGGAAACATGGGAATGCTTGGCGCACAGGGGGCTTTTGATTTGACCCAGAGCGGCCAAGGTTTTGGACAGAACTACCAAACTTTGTTTGACCAGGGGGGTGCAGACCGAATGGGCGTAGCCAGAGATTACGCCTTAAATAACTCTCAGCCCCTTGTAAATGCGGCTATGCGAGATGACCGCCGCAACCTTACAGAAAACACAATGACAGGGATAAACCTTGGTGCGTCTGGATCAGGAAACATGAATTCTTCTAGGGCGGGTGTTGCAGAAGGTGTTGCTATGCGGGGTTATGGAGATAGGTTAGCCGACACCACTTCTATGATTAATGCAGACTTAATGGACAAATCTCTGGCCTCACAAGAACGCTCATATCGAGACAGGATGTTGGCAAATGAGGGTCTTAAATCTAGCTACCTGCAAGGCATTAACTCTATGGGTGCTATGGGCGACTTTATGACGGGAGCAGGACAAAATTTACGAGGATATGATCAGGGTTACTTAGATGACCAACGATCCGCGTTTGAAAGACAGCGTGATTTTGCTTTAGATCAGCAAATTAAATATCAACAAGGTATTTTAGGTCAAGCAGACTACAACAGCCCTCAAAATCCTGTACAAGTAACTGCTAGTCCGTTTGCAAGTGCCTTTGGTGGTGCTATGACTGGATCTGGAATGGGCATGAACATTGCGAAGTTTTTGGAGAAAGAATAATGGCTACTGTTCAGGATTTTCAAAATTATCGTATGGGAAGGGGATTTCCTTCTTCTATCTATTCTTCTAAAGATGACGCATCGATGCGTAAAAAAAGAGAGATGGCATTTTTAAATCGTATGTCTGCTTTTAACAATACACCAGAACAAATAGCGGCAAGGGTTGCACAGCAACAAAATGCTGTCTCTGCCGCAGACTCTTTTGGTTCGGCCCAAGAAGATGCCAACAGGCGGCAAATCAACAGTAGACGGGCTATGCAAGGCCCGTTGTCTGGGATGGGTATTAATTATGTAGACCCAAGAACAATCCCTAGCTTACCTAACTCAACTTATGGAGCAGGGCAGGCTACTGGAAAAGTAGTAGGGGACGTAGCAGGAGGTTTATATGACATAGCGGGTACAGTAACGCCCCCTGTTCTTGATGCTTTTGCAGATACGGTTGAAGGAGTGGAAAATTTCGGTAGAGGTGCTTTAGGTATGTCTGAAAGGCCAGAAGGCCAAAGATTTAGCAAAGGGGATGATTTTAATCCTTTTAATTATAAAGGCGCACTCCAATCTGCCACAGATTTTTACAACAATCAGTTTCCTCAAAAAGAAGTTCCTATTCCAGAGGGGCTTTTCCCAAGAACTGACCCCAACAATTTAAATTTAGGTCAAAATGACCTAGTTGGCAGAGGCCAAGGTGCTTTAAGGCCGCTTATTTCTGACATGGGAGGACAGGGCGTTTTACGTGGAGATTCCCAAGGATTTGTAGAGGACGCTTTAGTAGAAAACGCTGTAAAGGAAGTCAGAGAACAAGTCGAGCCTGTGGCTCAAGTTGCTTCTGAACAAAATGGTGTTCTTAACCAGGACGGCACCACAAAAAGTAAGACAGGAGTTGGGGCGCTTACTAATATTGCGGAAGCCGCCTCTGTAGATCGAGAAGGTACTACAACAGGCAACAAGAGAAATAACACTTCTATGAATATCCCAAGAACTTCTTTAGCTGAAAAGCTGATTAGGATGGGAGGAGCAATCATGGGTGCTTCTGAAAGAGGCGGCTTAGCGGCAATGAATGCGGGTACTGCCGCTTACGGTGCGCTTGCAGATGAAGATCGAAGACTTCAACAGCAAGAACGAGAGAATATACAGGCAGAAAATCAGTTTTTATTAAATAGATTTTCCCCTAGTGCAAAACAAATGGAACTCGCTCAAGAGTCTTTTAACGCTTCCAATTCAGCTTTAAGTGATGCGGCTAATTTTGAGAACTTAGCTGATCAATTGGTCGCCGCAGGAGATAGTGTTACTGGACTTTTTGATGGCACAGTCTTAGCCGCAAAAGATAACGCCACTGGAAATCCTAGAAGTTTACTGAGACTTGGCCTTCAAAATGCAAAAGTCCAAGCGGCTCTTAAAAATGTCGCTCAGACCAAAGGTGCAATTTCTAATAGAGAGATGGAACTATTCTTGTCTCCCCTACCCTCGCTAAAAATACACCAAGAGGGCGTATGGATAGCGTGGCTACGAATGCAAGC